CTTTAGCGTAATAATGATAGTTGCAATCACGCCAGAGAATCATTGTTATGTTTTAGAATATGAGAGACATAGGAGTATTCCTACTATTGCTCAAAGAGATTCTGATGATAATATCATAGGTAAAAAGGGTGTTATTGATTATATAATGGATATGCATGAGAAATACCATTGTTTAAGCAGCACGGTAGAAGATGTCGCTATGAATAGAAGCGTATTCCAGGCTCTTAATGATAGGCGAAGAATTACAAATAAATTTGATATTGCTGTCATTGCTGAGAAACCTGGGGGGAGAGAAAAGCGTAATAAGATTTATTCTGGGTTGTCTGGTAGGTTTAGTAGTGGAGGCGTTTATATAAGAGAAAGTATGTTTGATTTAGTCCATGAGATAACAACCTTTGGACCAAAGATGGCTCATGATGACACAATTGAAACATTATTTTATGCTACTTTACACGCTTTCCCTCCAAGTGTAAAGAGTAAAGAAACTAAAGGTGGGATAAGACAATGGTTTAAACCAAAGCCTAAAGCTAAAAATTGGATAACCGCATAAGTGGGTAGTTAGACTAACCACTACTAAAAAAGGAAATAAACATGCCACAATACGAAAGATATGAAGGCGAAAGCCAAGAAGCCGCTGACGCAAGAATAGCAAAAAATATACAATCAGATGAGCATTCATCTCAGGAAAGAGTAGCGGTTAAAGAAAGTCATGGCGCTGAAGACTCATATAGTGAAGGAAAGAGCGTTAGGCATTTGAAGAATTTTAATTATCTTCTTAAGAATATGCCTAGAGATGCAGAAATGAGTGAAATAATCGGCTGGGATGACAATCGAGACGAAGTTGGTCTCTATGCAGTTAGAACAGATGAAGGACTTAAATTTGTGCATGGGTTGACAGATAGATACACTGGGTATGGGAAGACTGGAAACCCTAACTATAAAACAAGTGCTGATGCTAAATACGGTAGCGCAAGAAAGAAGAGTGATAATGGCGATTTCCTATCTTACGAAGATGCTTATGAAATTTATAAAAGGCAAGCAAAGAGAGAAGAGCCTGGAATAACTGAAAAAGTTATGAAATCATTATCTAATTATATGGGTGGAGAAGAATAAAATGGCTAAAATTAAAGCAGCCGATAGAATAAGAGCATTATTTAATTCAGCAAATTCATCGACTAGATGGCAATGGAAGAAAGTAAACCAAAAGGGATACGAGTATGCCAATGACAACCAATTATCTAGTGACGATAAAAAAGACCTTGAAGAGCAGGGGATGCCTACATTTACAATTAATAGAATTAGCCCAGTCGTTGAGATGCTTAATTTTTATGCAACTGCAAATAATCCAAGATGGCAGGCTATAGGAAAAGAAGGGAGTGACAGTGATGTAGCGGCTGTTTTTAGTGATTTAGCTGAATACGTGTGGCAATTATCTGACGGAGATACATTATACTCTAATGTTATAAATAATTGCATTACTAAATCTTTAGGGTATATGCTTATAGATATTGATGCCGATATGGACAATGGAATGGGTGAGGTTGTAATTAAACAGCCTGAGCCTTTTGATGTTTATGTTGACCCAAAGAGTAGGGATATTCTTTTTAGAGATGCTGCTTTTATTCTCATTAGAAAAATTCTTCCTAAAAGCCATATGATAAAGTTGTTTCCAGAATATGAGAAAAAGATTAAGAAGGCTTCTAGCGAACATATGTCTTATGATTCTGCTTCTTTTCGTTCCCAAGATGGGGAGACGCATGATTTTTATCATGATGATAATGATATTATTGCTATAGACCCAGAAGAAGGATACGAAGAAGAAGTTCAAGAGTATTTTGAATTATATGAGAGAATAAAAGTTCCTTTTATAAATGTATTTTATAGAATGATGCCTAGTCCAGAGGAGTTGGAACAAATTAAGCAACAAGTTCAAGTTAAAATGCAAGAAATGGCTGAGGAAATGCAAGTCGCCTTAATGGAACAACAACAGAAAATGGAACAGGCTGTCCAGAGTGGTGAGATGCTCCCAGAGAGATTTCAACTTGAGATGAAAAAAGCACAGGAGCAAATGCAACAACAATTACAGTCATCTGAGCAGCAATATATGTCTCAACTTCAACAAGAGGCATCTAAAGTAGAGAATAAAGTAGTTAGTGAAAAAGAATTTAAGTTATTGCAAAAAGATAAAACTTTCGCTTCGATGATTGTTGACTTTGCTAAATTTCATGATACTAGATTAAAACAAACTTGTATTGTTGGGGATACCTTCCTTTATGAGAAAGTTTATCCAGAAATGGTAAAAGATTATCCTGTTATTCCTTATCATTTCAAGTGGACTGGAACTCCTTTGCCTATGTCAGCAGTTTCTCCACTCATAGGTAAGCAAACTGAAATCAATAAATCTCATCAAATCATGGTACATAATGCATCATTGGGTTCATCTTTAAGATGGATATATGACGAGGGTTCTATTGATACGGAGATTTGGGAAAAATATTCAAGTAGTCCTGGGGCGTTATTACCAAAGAGGCAGGGGCAAGAAGCACCTCAGCCAATACAACCTATGCCATTATCAAATGCTTTCTTTACTATGGTTCAAGAAGGCAAGTCTGATATGGAATACTTATCTGGTATTTATTCGTCCATGCAGGGGAATACTCAACAACAACATGATACATTCCGTGGAATGTTAGCTATGGATGAGTATGGTACTAGAAGAGTTAAGCAGTGGATGAAACACAGTATCGAACCAGCTCTTAGGCAAACTGGAAGGGTTATAATGCAATTTTGCCAAGCAACATATTCTGCTAATAAGAGATTTAGAATTATACAACCAAGTGCATTACAGGAAAATAGGGAAAAGGAAATCAATATTCCAATCTATAATGATATGGGGAATGCGATAGGTAAATCTATGGATGTGCAAACTATGAAGGCTGATATTACTGTTGTTGCTGGCTCTACATTACCAGTAAACAGGTGGGCTTATCTGGCTGAGTTAAAAGAGCTATTGAAATTTGGGGTTATTGATGATATAGCAGTGTTAGCAGAGACAGATGTAAGAAATAAAGAACAGATTGCTGGTAGAAAATCTCAATTAGCTCAACTTCAGGGTCAATTGCAACAAGTACAAGATGCTATTAAGGATAAAGATGGTACTATTGAAACTCTTGAAAGACAACTTGTACAGGCTGGTATTAAAGGCAAAGTCATGCAGGCTGAAATGGAAATTACTAAAAGCAAGGAGCAAATAAAGGGTGGACTAAATAAGCAATTTGTCCAAACTGAAGGTGAGCAAAAGCTCTTGAGAAGCACTATGCAGAATGAAGCCGCTACCAAAAGCAAGGAAATGGACATGGTGGCAGATATGGTAAAAAATGATTTGCAGAATGAAAAAGAATAATGGTAAATTAATTCAACTTAAAAGGGATAAATAAATGTTAGAAAACAATCCTAACATCGAAAACTCTGATTTGGGTGATACAGATGTGATTGAACAACAATCTCCTGCTGATTCTCAAAACGACTCCGATGTTAATGAATTTTTCAACGCACTCGATAAAGAAGTTAATGATATTGCTTACGAAGACGTAAACGATATAACCGAACAGGCAACCCAACAAGTTCAAGCTGACCCTCCAATGGCAACTCAGCAACAAGAACAATATGTTGGCTCCGATGATAATACGGTTCAGTCAGATGGTAACACGGACTGGAAAAAGCGTTATCAGGATAGTAGTAGGGAAGCACAAAAGTTAAACGAGCAGTATAAGCAAGTTGAACCTTTTATCCCTATACTAGACACAATGAAGAATGATAGTGGTCTTGTAGACCATGTTCGTGATTATTTGGAAAATGGTGGAGCACCCGCTAAATCTGTACAAGAGCAACTCGGATTAGATGAAGATTTTATCTATGACGAGCAGGAAGCGATGACTAACCCAGAATCTGATTCTGCTAAAGTTAGAGAAGCGCAAACTGGGGCTATTGTAAATAGAAGGATTCAGCAGGTTCTTGATAATGAAAGACAAGTCGCAGAACAGGCAAGAGCAGGTCAAGCTAGAAAAGAAGAAGAAGAGGCATTTAGGAAAAAGCATAATATGTCACAAGAAAACTTTGATTCTATGGTTGATAGGGCGAAACAACACAGATTATCTTTAGAAGATATTAATTATGTGTTGAATCGTGACCAAAATGCTACAAATGTTCGCAACTCTACTCAAAAAGAAATGTTAAGCCAGATGAAAAATGTCCGAAATATGCCTACTAGCCAAAGCAACCAGAACAATACGGGAGAGACTAAAACAAGTGAAGAACAAATGTTCGACTCTGTATTCGGTACTGGTGCTAATGATTCTTCAGGCTTGTTCGGATAAACATATAAAGAATTTTTACTCTTAGCCAAGAGTATTGATTGTTGTTTTTCCGCTTTAAATAACTAATTACCTATATAGGTAAGGAGAGATAGCAATATGGCTGATTATGATAAAATCTACCCCCAAAGTGGTGGCGTAGGTATAGACAGACCACATACAATTGATGCGCCAACTCAGGCGCAACCTTGGGGTACTGATAACTTTGAGGTAGATAACGTAAATCAACGAGGGAGAACGCCAGCGTCACCAGACATAGGCGACCTTCAACGAAGATACGACTTCGGAAACACCTACACAAAGCTCAGTTTCCAACGAGACCCCTTCCAACACCTCCTCTTAGCAGGAAAGAAAAAGAAGTTTGTCTCAGATAGCAAATTTGAATATGCTATTAAAAGAGCAACTAACACCTACAAGCGATATGCTTATGTCGCTGGTATGGATGTAGATGATGCAGCAGCTCAGGCTGATACAACAGTTGTGTCTGATGAGGCTGCGTGGGGTGATGCTGCTTATGACCATCTTTTAACTACTGGTCTTAGTAGTGCTTTTGATGATGCTCAATTAAGCACAGCTGCTAATAGCACATTTAGTGTTCTTATGATGGGTGACTACAAGATTAGTGGTAACCTTTCAAAAAAAGTTGATACAACTGGAGCTAAGACATTCACTCTAGGAGAATCACTAACTAAGCCTAATTGGTTCTTAAAGAATCAAAT